CATGTTGTGGTAAGTCCTTCATAATTAAATACTCTATAGCTCGTTCTTCTGTCATTGCCTCAATAGGCTTTGTGTTGTGAAGCAAATACCCTCTTGTATGTTTAACAAAATCTGGTTTTGCCTCATCCTTTGCTAACTCCCAGTATGCCTCAACTGGAGGTAAAATACCACCCTGCATTGCACAAGCCATCCAATTAGGGTCAGGATGTGTAACCTTTGCAGGTTCATCTGGTGTCTCTGGGTCTTCCCATACAACACAATATTCTGTTCTGTAAGGCTCTAGCTTTTCTTTTGCCCAACACAGTCTATCCCAAAGATGTGTGCCTTGAAATTCTGGTGTTTCTATTGTCATGCTAAGTCTCCAAATATTTGTGTAGATATGCTGTTTGCATCTGCACTACTATTAACAGAAGCTGTATTACTACAAAAAAACTGCCCAGAGCTAGAGGTTGAACGAGCATGACTTCCTGCTATTTCTGTACCTGTTAGCAGTCCAAATGTAGTTTCATCAATTATTGCAGCACCACCAAAAGAAAAGTTTGCATTACCCATATTGTTAGTAAATGCGTATTTGTAACTTCCTGTTCCATTATCCGTTAGTGTGCTTGAATTAAAACTATCTGCATACGCAATAGTTCCTGCTGACCCATCAAAAAAATTCCAAGCCTTCGCACTACCATTCACAACATAATCTGTATCTAAAGACTTAGCTGTGCCTGTTATCTGTCCACTTGTCTGTAATGTATCAAATGCTATTGTTCCGTTTGCCATTATGCTAAGTCTCCAAATCCACCTACATGAACTCTTGAGGTGTCTACTTTTGAATGACTGCTATTACCAGCAGCTAAATTAATTGTACTTGCTGAACCCCCAGTATCATCCCAAGCATGATACTGGCTTGAACTATGAAATGTGGCAAAAGTTGCTCCTGAAAAGGCGTTTGTAAGATTGCAAGTTCCCGTTCCTGTACCAGCATCTGTTATAGAACCTACATTAAAACTATCTATAGCAGCAGATTGGTCAGATAAGCTCCATTTACACCATGCTTTAGTCAACCCTTGCTGAATACTTGTCTGTGCTGAACCCTCACCTCTAATAGTCATAGAGTTTGCACTTGCACTAACTACAGGTGTTGAGCCAATGGTTATGGTTGTTGCAGTGGACTTGCCTGTGATTGTGTCTAATACTACTGTACTCATGTCTAGCCTCCTATTTCTTGTGCTATGAGTATAGAAATACCTCGTTCATTATCTCCACCATCAGAAGCATTTACTGTTTGATTAAGATATGCTATGGCTCCTGATGTTTGATGATTAAAAGAACAAGCATAAGTTATAGCAGAAGTTGTACTAGGACTGTCATAATAATGATAATTAACACAATCAGGTGTGCTTGAAGCATCAGCAGCATGATAACCCATAGCTGTCATTGCAATACCAGAACGTCTATTACTCCCTGCGATTGGTGCTGCAAGTTTTGTACTATCTCTGTAAAAACTCCATAAATAAACATAATTGTCTTGGTCACCCTCAAAAAAGATACTTGCAGTAAGTAATATTTTAGAACTTGTTGACTTTGGTGTAATACTCAATGATAAATGACTAGTTGAATCTGCTGCGCCTGATGCAAGTAATATTTTATCACTTGTGCCACTTGCTGTAAAAGTTGTAGCACCTGTTTCTTGATGCACTACTGTTTGCAACACAGCACCCTTCATATAAGGAATACTGTTCCCACTTGTATCTGTAAGTGTATCTACTTTAATTGTACTCACGATACCACCAACCTTCCACCACTATTTATAGTCAATGTAACGCTATCTGCTATTGTAAATGTACCAGTGACCTGTGCATTTTCTGTGGCAAGTATTGTTGTATTAGCAGTCAAACTCTGTGCATTAGTTCTAAACAAACCACCTGCCTTAAAGTTGCCTTTGTTCTCTGCGGCTGGTGTAACTGTACCAGTCTGTGGTGCTAGATAGTTTACAAAGATATTGCCCGTTCCAGAACTAGGTGCCGCTGAAAATGTTAATGTTGTGCCGTCTGGAATAGTATAGGCAGCGGTGTCTTGAACAACACCATCTACAGAAACCAAAACATCTTGTACTGAACTAACAGCAGTCGTTAAGGTAAATGTGGTATCCGATCCATCGCCATTGAATCTTTGTACGGCAGTAGTCGTTTCAAAGTTTGTAACTGGTGATACACCAATAAAAGCCATTATGTTATCTCCATAATACTCAATGTTCCTGATAGCTTATCCGCTACACTACAGTCCACAGTAATTTGGTCTGTTGTTTCTAATACAACCTTATTACCCGCCATCAGTTCTAATGCAGACCCAACGGGTATGGGTGCATCTTGAACAATTATGCTCGTTCCATTTGTTACGTTGTTTGAGCCACCTCTACTACCTGTGTCACTTACTAATCTAACTGTAGCTGTAACTTGAGAAGTATGTATGTTCGATAATACCAATCCAAGAACGATTGTCGTTGTACTACCTGCTGCCGTATATACTACATACGGAGTTCCGCTTGAAGCAGGCTCGGCTGCAAAAGTAACCACTTTAAATGTATTTGCCATGTTATTATCCTAACGCTATTGCTAATGCTGTTGCCTCGTTTGCGGCATCTGTTGCACTTGTTCCACCTATATCAGACAGTGTTTCAGAAGCACTTCTACCCTCTAATCCATTTGCAGTAAATCTTGCAAAGTCATCATCTGCTACACTCGCATGATCTATCTTAACTGCGTTTGTGTTTGATATGCCAAATGTTAAACTAGCTTGACCACCAATATCACTTAATACTTCAGCAGCACTTCTGCCTTCAACAGATGTTCCATCTATTCTTAAAAAATCATCATCTGCAACACCACTAGTAAAAATAGGAATGTTAGTATTTGATATTCCAAAGGTTAAGGCTGCTTGACCACCTATGTCAGATAAAACTTCACTTGATGATCTTCCCTCTATTGATGTTCCATCAACACGCAAAAAATCATCATCAGCTACACTAGATGTAAATTTTGGTATGTTTGTATTAGATATACCAGTATCTAATGTTGCAGCTGTACCTAAACCTAAAGATGTTCTAACTGTTGCACCTGTTTCTAAAACAAAATTTGATCCATCGCCTACGATAAACCCACTATCTGTTACAGCCAATCCAGCAACATCTTGTAGTTGTGCATCTAATCTTGCATTTGCAACTGTACCACTTGCTAAATTAGAAGCATTTAATGCTGTTAAATTACTGCCGTTTGCAGCAACTATGTTCCCACTAGCATCTAAAAATACTGTTTTTGATGCAGGTAAAGTACAAAATAAAGTTCTTGTACCAGCACTCCAACTAACTGCACTATTAGAATTAGAACTAGATATAACTGTCGTTCTAGCTAAAGTAGTTCCAGAAGATGTAAATGTACCCAAACCAACTTCAAAGTTTGTACCATCGGTACAACAATAGTATGTAGTATCTGCGTTACTTAAATTAGCTGTAAAAGTTTCAAAACCTGCAACTGCACCGCCTAAAGTATATGTGCCAGTACCCGTTGTAGTTGTGGTTTCCTTTACTCTGTCTGATATTACTAAGGCCATTATTTCAACTCTATAGTAAGATTCCCTGCATTAATTCTAAAAATATCTCCAGAAGCTATAACCTTACTAGCATCCAAAGCTCCTACAAATAATATATTGCCACTACTTGAAGCGTCCGCAACAATCACATGTGTTATTGTATTGTTTGTTCCACCTGATGCTGGGAACTCAATATTCGCTGCATTAGTTGCAGTTTGTGTATCTGTTGAGTCTGCACCTATGGTTGTCCAACCAGATGCTGCTACTTGTTGTCTTGCGTAGTTTGTAAAGTTTGCCTCTGTGACAGAACCTGTTTCTGCGGCACTTACTGCTGTTGCAAGTCCTACATAGATACTATCTCCAGGGGATGAAAAACTTAGAGAGTTATTCTTGAATATATAATGTAATATTCTTCTCTCAAGATAATTGGTTGACGCATTTGCTGTTGCCATTTTATACTCCTATGTTCTCGGTCTTGATGGTAGACCAACTCTGTTTGCATCCGTATTTTCTCTTGCTTCTCCTAAATCTTTTAATCTTTCCATATATTGTAAATATGTATTAGTATAATTTTGAAGAACATCAGCTTCTCCCTTCATAAAAGTATACGCTTCAATTAAACAACCATATAATAAAGCGAACGGAGCATTCGTGCTAATCCAAGTTGTACCACTGTCAGCACCTGCGGTCAAACTAGCTGGTCTATAATAATAATGTAACTCTAATGTATAATTACTGTTTGGGGTAGGCGCTACCATAAAATTGTTTTCATCAAATCGTGCATAATATTTTGGTACTCCAGTTGTAGAAGAAGCTGGAGTATACTCTCTTAAAAAATTTACATCTTTTTGCAATAAAAAACTTTCTGACCCAGAGGTTGTTATTTGAAGTGAAAACGATGCTAAATAATCCGAAGGCACGGTAAGAAAAGCATCTGATGAAGTAAAAGCACTTGTTACATTTTTTCTAAAATAATCAAGATCTACACTTTTAAATATTTTTTCTTCTGCGGCCTTTATAAAATTATTTATATTGTTTACAAAAGTAGTTTCACTATTATCTGAATAATCTTGTATAGCTGTTTTTAATTGTGTTAAAGTAAAACTCATATTATGCACTCACCGTGGTTGGTCCTGCTGTAGCTCGACTACCGCCTCCTACAATACCTCCTATTGTAGCGGTTTCTCCATTAGCTGTAAATGTATATGTGTCGGAGGTGACAACTGTAATGCTGTAGCCCGTAGCCTGTTCCAAAACAGTTTTAGTAAATCCGTCAAACCCATACACACTTCTAAACCTTACAGTATCACTTGTAGATCGGCCGTGACCGCCTTCCTGAACTGTAATAACGCCTGAACCTGCCGTGTTAGATGTAAAAGGGTTTAAGTTTAAAAGAACTTCTACAGGGTTTTCTGTTCTACTAGGCCTTGCATCCCTAATTGCTTCAGGATCGGCCACTGTTCTAAAAGGCCCTAACTGAGGGTGCTTGGCCTCAAATTCATCAGGACCAACTAAAGAACCGTTCCATTCTTTTTTTAAATCACGATATCTATATTTCATACCTGATCTGTCAGATATGCCGTAGGCGTGTTTACCTGTGGCAAACCTACTCATTAGTTAGACCTTAAATAAGCGTATTGTGGACTTACAGTAAAGCTAGACCTGTCTCTGTCCTCTCCCATAGCTCGTTCAAACTCTTCTTCATATATAGCTTTTAACATTTGAGTTCTTTGCGGAGCTTTTTTTAAAGATAGATAATAAGCTAATCCTGCAGACAAACACGGGTAAAATCTAAAAGGAACGTCCATCGTGTTTACTTGAGAATCTATGTCCTCCACTCTGGTCAAAGCATCATAATGAATGACATCTGTGCTATTCTCAGGAGTAGGCCATACTTTTAAATTAGGTGTAATTTGTCTGTCAAGAAAAAATTGTGTAGGTCGGCCTGTAGTAGCTTTGTTTGGGATGGCTAAATCATCCGATCTACTAACTCTTGTCATAGAAAAATCGGTGCCAGAACGCCTTACAACAAGATTAAGTATGTCAATTACATCTGCACCTAAATCATACTCACGGTCTCCAGACGTAACCGCTTGTGTTCTTTGAGTAATTGTCCATTGATTTAATCCCCTGTTTGCCCATTCTGCAAACATTAAATTTAAAGACCGTCTAGCTGTTGTTAAATCGTAACCTGTTCTTACTTCTAAACCGCACCTTTCATAAGCTTCTTCTATGTATTCTGCGGCATCTGGCTCAAAATTTGTAGAATTAGATGTTGCCATATCAAGTCCTTACTTTTGTTTGTTTACGTCTGTTTGGCATAACAATACCACAACCTCTTGCAACTATAGATCCTTTTTTAGTTTTACCATTAAAAGGTCTTTTAGCCTTAGTAGAAGGTACTTCTCCACCAAACCCCATTTTTGTAACTTTTGCTGATTTAGTGTTTGCAACAAATGTTTTGCCCTTTGCGCCTTCTTTTTTCTTTTTCTTAGCTGTAGAAGCTCTTTCAGATTGAGATAGACTGTTTGCTTTAGATCTAGGTAAACATCTATCAGGATTTTTTTTATCTTTAGAGGTACCACATTTACCTTTAATCTTACCGTCTGTGCCGATTCGCACCCAATCTTGTTTTACCCAATCTTTAAGAGCACCCATTATTTTTTGCCTTTCGCACCCTTTGCATAGTTAGGGTCTTTACAATATTTTGAAGCGGCCATGTTTGCATAAGCGCTTGGATATGTGTCAAAAGTTCTTTTAGCCCATGCCTTACCCGCGGGACATATCTTACTGCCTTTTGATTTTTTAGAAGCAGCTCCACCTCTCTTAAAGTAAGTTACGTTTAGTTTAGAGGGTTTAGGCCCTGTTTTTACTTTACTTGTCATCATAATAATTTCTGCACTGCTGCAGCCCCTATAATTAAAACAGCTAACCCCCACATGCGAACATCGAGGCCTTTTAATTGCGTTTTTTGATCTTCAAGTATTTCTTCTATTCTTTTGTATCGAAGAGTACACTCAGCTTCATGTTTGGCCAGCTCGTGCATAACTTCTTCTACAGAAAGCTTTTCTTTTTTAGGTCTACCTCTAGGCATTAGCACTTCCACCTTCTTCTAGCTTGTCGTAAACGACTGTTTGGATCTTTAGCTGCTTTAGGAAATTTTTTCATTTGACCAGCACTTCTAGCACAATATGATTTTCTTCTTTTAGCGGCTGCACTTCCTTTTTTAACTTTACCTGTTACAGCTGTCTTTAACTTACTTCCAGGGTTATCTCTCCTATACTTTTCCACACCTTTTTTAGTCATACCTGCTCCAGATTTAGTTGGACGCTTGTGACCTCCTTTTATGGTGTGGCCTTTCATGGTACCTTTAGAAGACAATATTACCTCTTACGCAAAGAAAACTGTTATATTATCAGCAACATCTACTGTATATTTTACAGAACCACCATTGTTAAAAAGAATGCCTTCAGACGGTATGGTTCTATCCACAGTTGTGTTTGCAGTGCCTATAGTTCTTGATTTAAACAAGGTTGTACCACTTTCTGGTGTACCATTAATAAACTCTACATCACCTGCAGTACCTCCTGACACTACGGACATACCTTTTATTCTAACTCTTAAAGAACTTGTAACGGCCTGAGCACATAAAGAACCTGACCCTACTTTTATGTTCGCTGCGTATTGTGCTGAACATTCAACTGCGGTAACAGTTAAAAATAACTTTGTACCTGCGACAGCTTCTGCACTACCTGTTGATGTTATAACTTCTGTCATAGCATCACCAAAAACATCTGTACCAGTAATGGTACAAGTCTTTGCGTTATCACCTGTGCCTGTAGTTGTAACTGTAACATTCCTAGCTGCACCACCAGCAAACGTAGTGTTTGCCATCGTTGCAGAAGTGTTTGGTCTGGCCGCAGTAACTAATCTATCATCGTCTGCAGCATTCTCATCACTGATGGTCAAAGCTCGTACATCTGATAAACCTGCCATATTAATCTCCTTATAAAAGTGGGGGATTAATCTCCCCCATTATAGTTTATTCAAATATAGTTCTGCTTATGCATTGATAATGTACGTCCACTGCTTCAGCTGCGGCTGCACCTGCTTCAATACCAATATAAGGTATTAAATCAATATCATCTGTCATAGCACCTGACTTAGTTGTACCACTTGTAACAGCTGTACCACCAGTTGATCCAGATGTAGAGGTAATATTATACTGTATACCATCAACAAAAATAGATAACTTTCTTTCTGAATCTATTTCAATTTTAAAATGATAAATAGTATTTGCTGCGACTGTGATAGGCAACTGACTTATAAAATCTGTGCCACCTATACTGTGTACAAAATGCCACTTAGTAAAGTCCGTAAATGCTTCAGAGTTTGTTGCATCAGTTTGAAACTTAAAAAATGCTTGGTTCGCATCGGTTGCTACCAACTGGTCATTAGTAAGCTTTAAACCTGCCCATAATTTTTGGTTATCAATAGCATTTGTGTTTATAGAACATTCCCAAATTGTTTGGTTTTCTGTTCCCCACTTTGTGCCTGTCCATGCAGTTTGATTACTGTCTAAATGAGGAAGAACAATCGCTTGGTCTTGATCTGCACCCGCTGTGGTTAATGTTATACCTGCTGCTGTGGCATTTCTAGTAGACAATGCACTTGTCATATTAGTACCTAAAACTTCAAAATTTTTGTTTGCTAAAACATGAAGTGCTAATGCTGAAGCATCATCTGCATCAGGATCAATAATATTAACTGCATTTAATTTAGGAAGTTGTACAAAATACTCCTCTAAGTAATATCTACGAGTATCTTTAAGACCACTTGCTTTAGTTCTGTCTTGGATTAAGCCAGTAGTTGTGTTTTTACTTACTAACTTAAAATTGTCTTCTGATCGGACTGAGCCCGAAAAAGTTGTATTAGCCATTTAAATCTCCTTGTCTTGGCAAATGTCAGTTACACCATGTAACTGTCAAGGTTTCTTTTATTATACACAAAAAAAGAAGGGCGGCAAGTGCCGCCCTCAAAACTGGTGCAATAATTTGCTTGGAGGCTAGGCCGCACCAGGTGTTCCAAATAAACATCTCCAGTCTGAAAAACCGAAGCTGTATCTTTCTCTTGCCTTAAAACGCATATTTCCAGTGTCAAAGTCACCTTCCATAGCAGTCTTAATAGCAGCTCTATTAAAGTACTTTAAGCCGTTAGGAGCATCTGTCTTAATAAAGAATGCATCTGTATCTGTTAAGAAATGGTTTACAACGGCACCTTCAGGTATCATTCCCATATTCTTAATAGCATTTGCATCGTTATCTGCAGTTCCTACTCTTAAATTACTATTTAACACTCTTTCAGCAATGAATTGTAATTCTTTTGGAATTATCAACTTAGTGCCTCTTACAGCGATTTTTAAGCCTCTCTCATCCTGTAAACCAGCAATGTCAATTAAAGCTTGCTCTAGCGAAGTCTCGTTTAAGTCTGCCGCTGTTGACAATATATTACTTTGATTTCCACTGATAGTCGGATGAGCATTACTTAATAAAGCAACTCCGTCACCACCTGCAGTAGCTCCTGCAGTAAAAGCATTATTTAACACAGCTGCAGCTTTAATTTGCTTTGTCTGTGCCATTGATCTTGCCAATGCTTTTGTGTAACGACCCGCAAGACGATCATAAAGATTATCCTCAATAGCTTCTTCAGTAATAGAGAAAGCCAATGCGATAGTCTCATGGGTGTATCTTGAGGTAAAAGTTTCTTGTGCGTCATCAAAACTAATCGATCCACCCTCTGACTTAGACGGTGCAGTCGAGAAGCCTGCTAACATCACTTCTTCTTCAAACGCTCTATCTGATGATTCCTCATCAAATATCTCCGAATGCTCGTTCTCATAACGATCATACTCTAGACCAAACAGGGCGTTAAGTCCAGGTTCTAGCTCTTTTGCTAGTTGTGCTCTTGAAATAGCCATTTTCTAACCCCTTCCTATATGCCTGTTGTAGCGTAAGTACCTACTGCAACAGTAGTACCGCTATTAAAGTGACCATTTAACCTTACGATGTATTGATGCCCAGCAGCAGAATAATCTGCGTTTGCTGCATCTTCGTAAAGACCTACAATCCTCACATCAAGTGTGTTTGTTGTAGCGGCTGTACTGATATCTAACATGTCGCTAGATCTACCAGTAGCTGTGCTACCGTTGTTTACACTTGCCATGTCACAGTTGATAAAAGTATCTGCAAGAGCTGTTGCTCTGTCAGTATTTGTACCATCTGCTACTACAACATAAAGTTGCATAGGATCGTCATGTACGAATGCTTTCACAGGATGATTTGTGTCCACACTTACTGCGTTAGATCCAGGCCAATAGTTCTTAAAAGTAGTTTTTCCAGTGACTGAGTCTACAAACTCTACACCTGCTAATACACCTAATGGGGCAATTGCTTGATCAGAAATAATGATTGTTCCTGAAGAAGCAGGAACAACAATTCCGCCATTGTATATAGCTGTTGTATAGTCGTTTGCAATCTCATACTGAGTTGTGGCCATATTACTTGGGTTGCCACCTACCTTACCTATCGGACGAAGACCAAAACCAGCTGATAGTTGATTTGCCATTTATTTTACTCCAATAATGGGGCCATCCTATTGTTTTTTAGGACCGCCAAAGGTTACACGAGATTGACGATCTGGTCGATTGATCGTCATAGTTGAATGTGCGTTTTCTCTCATCATATCTGAATCCACTGCTTGCATTTGATCTGCTTTCCTTTGATTAAAGTATGCAGTTCTTTCTGCTATAGTTTCTACAGGCATACGAGCTAAAACTAACCCACCTACTCCGAAAACACCTTCATATTTACCCGAATCTACTACTGGGGCTTCAAAATCTGGGTATTCATCTGCTCTTACGAGCTCCCAACCTTCTCTAAGTTTTGCTGAAACATTCTTGGTATCATTGAAACCACGAGTTTCTGCTCTTACCCATCGATGTTTAAAGCCATCTGGTGCGGGTGGTGCATCCAGCATGGATGGTGGAGCCCACGGCTTACGCGCTGCCGCCTTCTCCCTTGTCTGTGTTGCGCGAGGAGTTCTTTCAATAGAACCTTCAAACATATCGTCTTGTTGTGCCATTTATTTTACTCCTTAACGTATTTTGCGTATTGTTCTAGAGTTACCCCAAGTTTTTTAGCCATAGCTACTTGTCGTTGGGTTAACCTAACCTTATTCCCACTACTGCGCCCAGTTCCAGAGGATCTATTTACAGAGGCAACCGTCTGGGCGGGTCGTTTGCTCTGAGATCCTTCCTTAAACTTATGAGGAAATTCTTCCTTCATACGTCTATCCAATGTATCATAGTACTCATCGCTCTTCGGGTCAATACCTTCTGATTCGACAAGTTCTTTATGAATACCAAATGCTGCATAGGTCATGGCACTATCATCGCCAAACCAATCATTCCGTTGTGCCCAGCTTTCTGCTTTAGGATCAGGCCTTGCAGGAGCTTGGACAGGTGTTTGTTGAGCCACAGGCTGCTCCTGAGCTTGCTTTTGTCTTCTCTCGTTAGCAGACTTAGCTTGAGCCGCTCTATCCGCGTCTACGGCGAGCTGTGTCATTTTTCTCTGCGCAGCTACCACCGCTTCTGTATCACCAATTTCCATGGCATTTCTTAAAGCAGTTTCTGTCTGGGCTAATTCAGATTCTACGCGACCACTATATTGATCAACGTAGCTGTTATCCATCTGATTAAGTCTTTGAGCTAATTCTTGGTTTTCTTTTGCTTTTTGCTGTGCAAACCTAGTCGCTTCATCAGCGCTTTTCTCAGCTTCTCGCATTTTTTTAGTAAGACGATTAATTCTTTTTTGAGTTTGATTTTCACTTTTTTGAAACTCATCCTCAGACGCTGCAACTTCAGGTTCAGCTGCAACCTCTTCATTTTCAACTGGTTGCTCGACAGTGACTTCCACATCTGGACCATCATCTTCACCTAAATCTAAATCTAGTTCTGCTTGTGCTTCTTTTCCACTCATATCTACCTCTTAATAATGTAAAATGTCTTCAGGGTCCATTATTTTTGCTAAAATCTCGTCATCATTTAAAATTCTGACCTCTCCGCCATCTATTTTAAAGCGAGATCCTGCATATCGGGCAAACATTACCCAATCCTTTTCTGCGCACCAAGGGCCCGCTGGAAACTTTTCTGTATCTTTGTATGCTAATGGTCCTGTTTTTAAAACATAACCCACTTGAGTGGATACTTGTCCCTCTTCTACAATTTTATCTGGTAATAAAATACCGCCTTCTGTTTTACCCTTACCTCTATACGGTAAGATAAGTATCCTCCAACCTGTTGGCTGCGGCATTCTTTCTATTAAGCTCTGTTCAATAAGACTAGGGTCTAATACTCTGTCTTTCGGATCTACATAAGCTCCATTTAATTCTGTTGATGACGGTTCCATCTAAACTTCCTCTTGTTCCTGCTTATCCAAAAGATTTTTTATTTCACCCTCTAGATAATCTAAAGATTTTAACTCACCCATTAGACCTTTGTAATGCTCCATGTCTTTCACGTTATCAAATTCCAAAGTCTCTCGAATAAGTTCTCTTCTTTCTTTTATAAGCCTAAATACAGCTTGTGCAAGATAAATCTCATTCATTTATATAAAAACCTCATATTGTTCTATTCTATCGTATATTCTTCTATACGTTCAGGCTTACTTTGACACAAAGGGCATTTATATTCAACAAATTTTATAATTCCTGCAAAAGGCACAGGTTCTTCTATGACATGTTTTTGGAAAACTATCTCGTGAATGTAGCAAATTTTATCGTCCTTGGGCACGTCTCAAACCTGTCACATGTTTTTTGTAAAAGTAATTACCAATCTTGTTAAAAACTTTAAATAATTCTAAATTAAGTCTAATCATACCTTCATTTTCTTCATTGGTTTTTTAGCGGTCTTCTTAGCTTGCGCAAAGTTTTTAGCTGTCGGGGCTCCTTTTGCACCTTTCTTTTTCATCTTCTCGCCGCTGCCTGCAGCTATTCTTTTTTTCTTGGCATTTATGTTGGCATACAAACTCATTTTTTATTTCCTTTTTTTAGCACAGTTTTTAATGTTTTTGCTTGCTTCGCATGTAGTTTACTAGCTTTATCCAAACCTTTAATAACTTTTTTAATTTTCTTCTTCATTTGGTTAGTCCTTTCTGTTTTTCATATGTCCTCAAGCCTCCCAATCCGAGCATCCCCATCAAAACTGTCATAAGTGAACCCATGTCAAAAGTTGGCAATTCAGGTATCTGCACAGACAAATAAGCACACACAAACATAGTAAAAGGCGCCAATACGAAATGCCAACATAGGGCAATACCGCATGTCCAGCCAACAAAGGGTCGCCAGCCGCTTACAAAGATAGATCTATGTGTCGCTTCTGCTTTGTTAATTTCCAGCTGACCCTTTGCAAGCTCCTGCGCGTGATTCTCTGCCATAGTTGCCACCTCGTGTGCCAACTTGTTCTTCATGTCTTTGTCCTCTATAAACTTACCGAGTAAGTTACTTACTGGACCTATCAGTGCTGTTAACATTACTTTCTCCCTTGTGTTCGTGTCCCATCCATATTCCAAAGATACCTGTCATTACGCCCATAACCACAGATACAAAAGCTGATTGTTGCATCGTAGGTTCAGATAAATCCATAAACCATTCGGCACATCTCCAAGACATTATAG